TAATATTATTTTCAAGTATTTCACCTACCTTTCTAATTTTATTTTAATATTATATTTATATTTTGTCGAGCCCCAATTCATCTCCCACCTAAAGAGGTGGGAGTCTTCTTGCTTATTTTAGATAAAAAGAACATTATTTATTCTTCTTCTATTTCTACTGGTGGTTGTTTACTACCCATAACAATAGAACTCATCTGTGCAGACCATTGCATTATATCATGAGTATGTGTAAGTATATTTGGTTTCTTTGTATTTAATAAAGCTTTCCATATATACACTTCTGTATCTTGTCCAATCCTATGTATCCTATCAACAGCTTGCTGAAAATCTGCATCCCTATAAGGTAAATCTAAAAATATGGCTTGATTAGCTTCAATTAAGGTAACACCAGTTGATAGTTTTTTTAATGATGCTATGAGTACATCTATATCATCATATAATCTAAATTGTTTTAAAACCTCATCACTATCTTTAGTATCACCAGTTACTACTACATGTTTAACACCTTTTGTATTTAACAAGTTTGAAATATTGGAGATAACATCTTTAAATGTAGCCCAAATAATGGTTTTCTTTTCTGCTCTATTAATAAGAGCAATTATAATATCTATATTTTCAGATACCATATCATTTATAGCTTGAATCTTACGTTTTGTATATATTTGACCCATTGCTTCTCCTAATGCTTTCATAATAGCATTAGTGATAGATACTTTTGTTTGTCTTAATAAATCTCTAAGATGTTTATCATGTGTATTCAGCCAATTAAAACATACATTATAAATAAAATTAAATCTATTTATATCATCTATCTTTTTAATATCATAATTACGTATCATCTTCTTCATAAACTTAGCTTCTTTACGAGTTATAACATTATTATTCTCACAATATTCTATTACCATATCAAAATCTTTTATATATTTATCAGTATTCTTAACAAGTTCATTAAAACGTTTCTCCATGTAATCATGCATATCTTTTACAATATTATCTATTAAATATTTTTCAGGATTTTTTATCTTTAGCCATAGATTAGCTATATGCTTTTCTGGTAAATTTAGAACTTCTGATTTCAGCTTTCTGTCCATCATTATACTTAATCTATATTGTAAAATGTCATATGCAAACTCTCTATATTTCTTATATACGTTCATAAAAAGTCTCATAGCTTCTTTATCAAATAATGGATCCAATAAAGCTATTATTGGGATAAGCTCTGAAGCCAATGCCTTTATTGGTGTACCTGATAATGCCATAATATCATTTATATGCTTTGCATTTCTTAATGCTAAGATATCACCTGCACGTTTAGTATCCATATATCTAATATTATGAGATTCATCAATAATCATAGTAATATTTCCATCCTGTAAATAATCTGCAGCTTTGTTTACTCTCTCATAATTACTTATTACGTAATCATAATCTGTGGAAACTGGATCTTCATCTACATATGCAATTTTGTATTTGGTTTTAAATACCTTACCAATTTCTTTTCTCCACACATCAACTACTGACTTGGGACATATTATAAATACCTGTTTATTATCTATTACTTTAGCAGTAGCCAGAGCTGTAAATGTTTTACCCAGACCTTGTTCAAAAGCTAATATAGCCCCTCTTAAGTTAAGTTTGACTTTAGATTCAAAATAACTCTCAATAAATTCTTTCTGATATGGTTTTAATTCCCAGTTTAAATCATCAAGCTTAGAATAATCTATTGGAGGAACTGACTTGGTAACACTTATCAACCAAGTATTATTTATTAACTGTTGAGCAATATTTATATAATTACGTTTTCTGAACTTATTTGCTAATTGCTCAAAAAGATAATATACTTCTGGTGCAAAGAACTTATGAAATTGAAGAATAGCTCTGTGTTTAAACCATCTAGTCTTAATATGACCAAATAAACCTACTTCATCCATTATGTTAGTTCCATATAATCTAATCATATGCTTCATAAACATTTTATAATGTATATTATATACATAGATGTATTTTGCATCTTCAGTTACATGGACAGCCACATTAATAATCCCCCAATCTTAATAATATATGTCATCAAATAGTTTTAATTACCTATGTTGGGTTGGATGGTAGGTTTAAAGAATCTTTAAGTAATATCACAATCAACCCTATCAATATTTTTGCACAATCATTAGGCAATGTTACTTTAAATATTTTCTTGGCAACTTCTAATGCTACTATTGTAAAAGCAACTTCTGCAGATTTAAACATTGAAAATCTATCTTTGTATTTGTTACATACACCAGCTATCTCACTTGCTGTACGCATATGAATACCTAATACAGCTATTATATTAGCCAATAACCATTTACTGTTTTCATCTACATTTGTTATTGAATTAAAAAGATTAAAGGCTTCTTGTACAGCAGTATCAGTATTATCCCTATTGATAAACATGTCAGCATCAGGAATTAATGACTCTATATATGCCAGATTATCTTTCATAGCATCTACTGTTTTATCAGAAGAGGAGACCTTTTCATATATCTGTTTTACAATATTAACTTCATTTTCATCAACAGATGCAATTACATTAATGATTGATTGAATGATATTTTCATTCAATCGTTTACTTTCAGTCACTCTTTTATTTTCTTCTGTAACTGTGATAAATGTTCCATTGTGTTCTTTACAGTGTACTTTAGCTTCATTTTGATCCCATTCATCTTTCTTATATCTATATGATTGCTCACTAGTTGAAGTTGAACCTTTCTTTTTACCTAATACTACATAATAGGTCTTTCCTTCATGCTCTCTAGACATACGTTTAAAAGATTTATCATCAAATAAGTCAGCATCTTCTAATGTACAAATATATTCTGTCTTAGCCATTTTAATTGCCTCCTCTTTTATCTTAATTTTTAATTCAAACATATTCGTTGATTTAGATAAGAGGAGAGAGATTAATAAAATCTCTCTCCTCATCTAATGGAACTATTGGACAGTAAGAGTAATACTAATAACTTCTATTGCGCCAGTTATTTGTAGATTAATCTGTACTTGGCATCTGTTAAGCTTTTTATCATAATCGTTTGCAAATACATTTACTTTAAACCATTCAAGTGCTCTCTTGGATCTTAGTTCACCAAGGAATGCATTCACGTTACCCTTGATCAATTCCCATGTATATTCATCATTTAGATCAAAGATATAATATTTCAAATTCCACTCAAGTACTCTCTTAATATATAATAAGGTCAAAACAACATGAATATTCTGTAAAGCGCTTGGTCTAGATTGAGTAGTCCAGTTACCCCATATACAATCTCCACCATTGGACCATCTCATTATTGGATTAAGTTGATTTAATTTAAACTGATCTTTATACCCACCAACCAGCTTATACCTTATATCTTTGATACCATCAACAACGCCTCTGGTCAATCCAGCAGTTGGCCACCATAAATCATAATCTCTATCTGTTTTAGCAAATGCTTTAGCAACATGATATATTGGAGAAAACCAATAATATTTACCAGTATATGCATCATATACTTTAGTATACATTTCAAATAATGCTGCTCTATAGTTGTTATAATTATGATCAGTTGTTCTAGTTTGGATAGCTGCAGCAGGAGAAGGATTATCTCCATTGTCCAAAAATGCAAAACAATCTGTTCTTATATCACACAAATCTACAATAGCATCTTTTACTGCAGTTGGATATCCAGCATCAAATACTACTGAAAACATTAAACACTCAGGATCAGTCAATTCATCATTTAGATTATTAGTAAAAGGATTAGTAAGTGTACCAGTATATCCTCTTACCAAAAGTTGAGTGGCAATAGTCCAATCAAGAAATCCAGTAGTTGCATTAAAAAGATTACCATCATCACCATTTTTTAGATTAAGATAAGTTGTAAAGGGAACAGACCAATCTTTAGTAACATCTATAGTATCAGATACTTTAGCTCTCAATAATTGAGAATATTTATCCAAAACATATTCTACGAATAGACTTTCATTAGTATAATCTACAGCATCTTTGTCAAAAGAAATCAGGAATGATTCTGCTATAACATATTCTCCTTCAGATGTCTTTTGATAAATATCAATATTGTAACAACTAAACAGATCAGCATATTCAGATGATGGTGTTAATTTGATAGCAACATTATTGTACCAAGATCCTCTACCTACTGGATAGAATATTACATTAGCTTCACCAGAAGTAATCTTTGTTGATATAGCATTTACTGATGCCATGTTTGTTAAAAATACTGATTTAACACTACCAGTACCAGTATCATATTTTAAGCCTAAATTAGCAAATCCAGCAGTTTCTGGTAATACTCTCATTACATAAAGATTACCAAGAATGCTTAAATACTGTTTTGCTACATACCAACCTTGTCCATATTTGGCAGGATTACCTACACCATAGGTATTAATTAGATCCTGTACTGAAGTGGTCATCCTAGGTACATTATCTGGTCCTTTTTCTGAAAATAAACAAATAAATCCAATAGTACCTGGAAGTGGCTGCATAGTGAAAGATTCATCGACTATTGTAGTATAAACTCCTGGAAAAATATTTGTTGCCATATTACATTCCTCCCAATAAAATTTTGTTTTTATTACTAAACTTAATATTACAAATAAAATAAAAGAATATTATGACAAAAAAGATATCCCACGTGCACATATTGTTTGAATATTTGGATCAGCTAATAATTTAGCATTTATAGATAAAGCATAGATATATTGTGCCATAGGCTCACTTGTTACAAAAAGCTCTCTAAATATGGGCACAGGATATCTAAAATCTACCACTTTAACTGTACTTATAAGGGAATATGATGTATCTAAAGATTTAATAGATAATACTTTAAATTCATATCTATCAAGAAATTCCTGATTAAAGATCTTTAATCTGTGATTTTGATTTCTTACACATATAATAAACTCTTTAATAAATGTATCAAACCATTCTTTATATGAGTCCAAACTTGGTTGATCTATATCACGTTGATTCAGATATTCTAAAGTATCTTTATATATTTCATTAAATAAATAGATAACTGTATTGATTGTATTCTTATTTATTTTTGACATGCCTTGAAGCATAGGTATTTCAAAATACTCAAGAATGATATTGAGATATCTTTTATACCATAATGATGCCAACATTTTAGACATTGTAGATAATTGGGTAAATTCATAAAGTAATTTAAAAAAGAAATTCTTATAAAATGTATCATTTGATTCATAATTAATGAGAGAACCACGTTGATGGGCATTATATGCATGGATGCCACTATATAATATTGTGGCAAGGACTTTTCCAATGTTTTCTCCCATCATTCTTTTAAGTATATCTTTCTCATTTTTTAATAATATATTTTTAGCAAGAAAGTTTTTAACACTTGTAGATATATTATCTATTGCTGTAAGTATAAAAGATTCATCATAATATATTTTATTTGTTCTCCAATCAAATATAACTCCATTAGGTGCTCTATTGCCTCTTGGATATATTCCTCCTGAATCCATTTGGCCTATAATAACTGTACTTAAAGGAGATTCTATTAATTTGTTTTCTTCAAGTTTGAGAATAAAATTTCTAAATGTTTCTGGCGTCATTTACTTTAATCTCCTTATGATCTCATATAGTTATATTACTGAATATTGATGATAAAATAGGATATATCTCATTTACATAATGTGCAAAATCTATTCTATTATGCATATCATTATATGATGATAGATCAATATCATCACTGTTGATTATAGCTGTCATGTTCTTTAACTTTAATTTTATGCTTGAGCCATCTGTAGTTTTATAAGCAAAATCTAATAATGAATCAGTATTATTAAATAAGAAAGTATCAATAATATAATCCATATCACGTTCAGATGTAGCTAAACACAATCTGGATATTAGACTATAGAATATATTGGGGCTTAAAGAATCAAATCCTTTAAATGTAACCTGATTATTTTTGTTTATTACACCAATCATATACTTTTGTTTAAAGAGTACCCATTTATAAACAGTTGTTGATATTTGACCATATATATCATAGATATCATTTAATATCCTCATTTTATATGGTTTTATATATGCTCCATCTACTTCACTTTTAATGATGTCCCCAATACGTTCAGCAACATACAATACATCATCATAAACCATATATCTTAGTTTATATAATGTATCAATACCCATACAATGAATAATAATGTTTGTTAGAAAATAATTATATAAAAATTTCTTTGCTCTTTTGGGAAGATAACTTGAGGATGCTAAAATAGTACACATCTTAGTATAAAGAGCTAATGCATCTGCATCTAATACTTGTTCAGCATACGTTGTAAATGCTCTTTGCATATCTATCTTTATAATATTAGATGTAAATAATTCTTGTTTTGGATATATGTACTTTATAATAAATTCATCATTAGGTTTAGATGGTGTTGTTCTTTTAGAATATGGTTTTAATTCTTTCCAAAATAAATTAATTATATTATTATAATTGGTTAAAATATTATTTAATACATCATATGAAACAATCCAATCATAATAATGCTTTACATCATAAAGCAAAGTCTTTTCACAAACAATATATTTCATACCACATATATCTTTTAAAAAATGATAAAGGTTATACAATAATGATCATCTCCCTTACTCTTTAAACAATATATCTGGCAATATCATCTTCTTCATCATTATTGTTCATAGATTTGTTCTTGTTGCCTTTTAATAAATTATACTCAGCTATAGATCTAACTAAGTCTGATTTAGTATCAGACAAAATAAAGAAATCATCATTATTAATTTGTATATTTGAGCTTCCAGCTACACTTACAGTATCAAATATATCTACACCACTGTTCTCAAAGTCTAGTATATCAAAATACTTTGTCAAGTTCAAATGATTTGTTACCAAGAAACACATTCCTATAGCAAATACTAAATCATCATTTGGCTCTCCTTCTATTCGTCCTGATGATTTTCTGATAAGTGATGTTGCCTGTAATCTTAGGTTCTTAGATTTAACAAGATTATCATGTCTTGTAAATAATTCATATATCTGTTCCATTAATAAGGGTCTAGTAACTGCTGACATAGTTATACCATATTTATCTTTATTTCTGCTCAATTCATCTCGTATTATATATTTTTCATATTTTACTTTTAGCATTTCTATTGTTTGATTTCCAACTGCATTGGATTCTATTACTAATAATTTATTTTTTAATCTATCTACTATAGCTGGAATATATTGGTCACAGAATTTAATAACTTGACATTTAAACATACCTTCAGCTACTTGTTCTCCAGTATCATAATTAATGACCTCTATAGCAGAATAATCTGTACCACTTGATGTAGCAGTATCTATACCTATTATATATCTCTTATTATCATCTGGCTCTTCAAACCAGTAAATGTATCCATCTGGCATTGTTGTAGATGATATTGGTGGATAGGAAAGAGACTCATCTTGCAATCTTTTAATAACATCATCTGGAAATATAGAATCTGAGCTACCTAAAAATAATAATTCATATTCCTGATTCATTGTTTTCTCATCATAATTGTTTAGGGCTTTTTGCTTTTCATACCAAGCATTATCATATACAGGTATCTCAGACCAATGGATTTTAACTGAAATATATGCTGATCTCTCTGGATCAGTAATACTTTCCATCCACATCTTATAAAACTTTTCACCTTTACCAGTTCTTCCATTTGGAGTAGAAGATAAAACTACACCATAAGGAATATTATTTTCTCTAGCTACTTTAAACGTATATCCTGCTGCATTTAAGATAGCTTTTAAATGATCTTCCAAATGTATAAATGCAGCCTCATCTATCCATATAAATGTAGGTCTCAAACCTCTACCTTTAGATGAGTTAATATCTCTAGTCTTATTACTTGCTTGTAAAATCAAAGATGAACCATTTGACAATTTAAACTCTTCAGCTTTATTAATAGTATATGATGGCCTCATCCAATCAGGTAATCTATTTATGATATCTTTAACTTCTTGTAAGGTTTCTCTTCCCTGCTTTAAATCCCTTGTCATAAAGAGCACATCATAATTATCATTAAATATCATTAAATACGCTATAACTGCTTCATTCATTACAGTTTTACCACATTGTCTAGAAGCAAGCAAAAGAATACCATCTTTTTCTTTTTTAGTCCAAATTTCTTTTAGAGCGTTGATATACTTCATTTGACTGGGATATAGATTCAAATTGACAGTTGTGCCTAATCCAGGAACAGGTATCAATACATAATTTTTAAAGAAGTATGTTATATCATATAAGCATTTAAAGAATTCTTTAGCTTGCTCTTCAGCTTTCAAATTAATTCTTCCTTTTTATTTAAATATTTTAGTTAATAATTGTATATATTCAGGATTCTTATATTGATCCATGGCAGCTACAGCTATTACCTCACTTGTATGGACTAGTTCTTGAAAGTGATGTATTTTATCTGATATATTCCATCCATTCTGTTTGTATGCATCCCTTAAAATAGCTTTGGCACGTTTTACATATCTCAATATCTCTCTGTCAAATTGATCAGAATTAAGTATTATTACTAAAAATTTCCACAGATCACCAAAATCATTATGAACTGCTTTTAATTTAGCGTGACATTCATCAATTAATCTATAAAACTCTTCATCAGTAAATCTATAAATATCACTATTTACATGTGTATTCTCAAAAACATCAAGAAATATAGTTCTAAATTGTGATATAGTATTATCTGATATCTTTTCTTTTAAGAATACTCTGACAAACTCTCTAAATATTGTATCATAATATGGTACAAGATATTTAGTTTTAAATAGATTAAGATATTCATCATGATAATTAGCTGCAAAGTAATGACACATCTCATGTAATAAAGTATATCCTTGAGTAAAACTAGAAAACTTATATACTATTTCTAACCTCATATTGGATATATCTTTAATCTCAGGATTTTTTATTATTATAAACATCTTATTAATATCACTGTCATATACCCCACCAAAGCTCAATGCTGTACTTTCTTCTAATAAAGCAGATAATATATCTCTTACTGCTTTAAATCCACTAAATGGAACCAATGGTATACCAATCATGCTTTTAAGCATGCTTTTAAATCTACTGGCAGTACATATTATGATAGCTATATCTCTTTTTTCAGATCCACGCTTAATAGCAGAAAAGAAAGTGGAATAAAAGGGATCATGTATCTTATCTTTATTATACTCTATCAATCTAGAAAGGAATATCTGACTTTCTCTTTCATTTAAATATTTATAATATCGTTCAATTTCTTCTTCTAATGTATCTTTATTAGGAGAGTAGCTTTCAATAAAAGTAGTCATATTTTCCCTCCTCTATCCAGCATATGCATCATGAGTAGATACTGCATTTAACATTACATTTATAGTACCTTGAGCATTTTTGGCTTTAGTTCGTTTAATATCAAATTGAATGCCTGATATAAAGAATGTGATTTCACTTCCCAATTTATAATTTATATGTTTATATTTCAATACAACTTTTCTACCTATATACCAGTGTGGAAATCTAAATGGTTGGGAAATACGAACAGATATAGGTTTAACTGTATTCAATATTATAGATGCTATACTTTCTCTTAAAGAATATTCATTGCTCTGATCTAGATATATTTTAGTATTAGGCTGTACTATCTTATCCAAATAATTTTCAAATGCATCAACACTATCTATAAACTTCATAGAACGTATTAAACTCATTATATCTATTTCACTTTCTTTATACAAACCAGTATCACTTTTTTTGCATAGTGTTATTTTCTTTGGAATGAGAGCAGCAACACTGTTAAATGAATTTGTTAATTGAGGAAGATTGGGTAAAAAATACTGCCCATCATCTATCCTTAATTTATCTTGTTCTTCTTGTGGCAAATCACCATATAATTCCAAAGCTTTATCTGTTGTTGCATCATTTAAAGATTTAATATATGCTACATTATCATGTAAATTAGTATAAATGATAGGAGGAATATTGAACATCCCATATCGTTGAGATATATATGCTAAATTGATAAAGAACTTGTTATTTGGTATCCATATCTGTTCATACTTCTCAGAATTATCTAATTTAGATACATTTAATCTTAATTTTCCATGATTTGTTTTTGACCATAGACTATTAATAACATCTATAACTTTAACATTCTCATAAAGACCACCAACAACAGTATTAACACCAGTATATGCGTCTTTAGCAACATATTCATGCCTAACATTTATTACATCTGGTCTAGAAGATAGATCTGCTTCTCTATGTATATCAATCACAGCTTGACCAAAACTCAACCATTCACTATCTATTAAAGTTCTTTCTGTTTCACCCATATTCTTTTCAACAATAATAACGTGGACAGTATAAGGCATAAGGAGTAAATTTCTATATCTATTATCAATTCTAAAGTTCATTTTCATACGTGGCACTAATTTATGATTTTGCATGATAAATGCAACTTCAAGAATCTCTTCTTGCAAAACAAGAGAAGTCTTAGTAAATTTAAACTCTGCCTTTATATCAAATGCACTTTGCTTAACATCTGCATCAGGCATGTTATATCATCTCTATCTCTTTGTTGTCTGATGATTGTAATAATGATTTCAACTGTGTTAATATAGCATTCTTAGCAACTCTAATTGCACTTGGATTGATGCTTCCTATTCTTGTGTAGAATATATCTGAAGCGATATTAACAGTATTCATCATAGCAACTAATTCAAAACCAGAAGATACACATATAGTACATGTTGCACCAAACATACGTGTGATTCTATTTCTGAAATCATCAACAGTAATATTTGGCATTATATTATATTCAGTTAATATTCTAAATATATCATTCCAACTTGAAACATCATCACTTGGTAGCTTTTCTGTTTTAATATTAAATCTAATCTTAGAATTCTCTTCTTTGGAGAAAAATCTTCTCAATGCACCAAATGCAATTGCTTTTTCATTACCTTGATAATCAAAATAATGTGAACATATTAACCTAGCTATAAGATAAAAAACAGTACCAAGTTCCTGATCTGAAGTCTTTAAAATATCAAAATCTCTTATATAACATCTCATTAGAAGAGAATAACAGAATGCACACGCTGCAAAATACAATGAATTTAATACTGTTTCATTATCAATATCATACAATATTAACTTTGTTAAACCATATAATATGCATGATGCAAAATTGTTATAGTCTTGGACTATAATTTTATTTTTAGTCATATCTAAACGAGCAGAGCACACATCTATATTCAATACAATACCTTTAGATGTTGCATCTGTTACGTATATCAATGCTGGTAATAAGCTAATTGCTTGAGGAAAAACAGATAATGATATATTGTTCAGAGTTAATTGCTTGATATATTCAGTATATGATGCTGAAAGTGCACTGGCTAATATATTATTAACTCTATCAATACCATCAAAGGGTCTATGTGGTTCTTCTAAATTAATTCTCCTATCTGGTGGGTTTCTCAATATTGGTATAGTTATATTAAATATATCAGATGGTGTATTAGTCAATCCTTTAAACATAATTATTCCACCTTTTAATTTTACTTCTTAATATATTTATCTAATATATAAATATATTGCGTGAGTTTATCCAAACCAATTTCATCTACTAATTTCTT